TCGATTTTTAGCAGGTGGCAAGTTGTTGAGTTCAATTAGTTCTTCATAAGGACCTCTGTAGTACTGATCTACAAATCTAAAGTGTCCGAGATTCATTTCATTCTTTCTAAAATGACCGAGTGGGTTTTGTTTGATCAGAGGATTGCTTTTACTATCACGCATCCAATCATCTAACCACTGATCCACTTGTTCCATTTTTTCAACAGTTGCATCTGCCAGTCTATCTTGTATACTAGGCACATATACATTCTTTTTGGCATTGTCTTCTGCTTGTTTAATTTCAATTATATTTTTACCTTCAGCAATCAACTTGGATAGTTTTGCTTTAATCCAATCTGTCATTGGTTTTATATCGCCGGTAGTGCCCGGACAGCTCTGCCAATACTCTTGTTGTTTTTCATTGTAATCAGGACAGCCATCCAGCAGTAACTTACATTGTATACCTAAAACTTGTTCATGTTTAGCGGCTTTTTTAGCACTAGCAATTTCCTGTTTACTATACCCATTTTCTTTCATCCAAGCCCAAGTCCACTCGATAGTATCTTGATGTTTGAAGTTCATATAATAAAAGTCATGTACACTTGTTTTAAGTCGATGAAACTTAGCACCATCTAGTTTTTCCCATCCTTCAAAACTGGGTGCTTGCAATCCTTTCACACTTCTGCGTGGTAATCTTGCTTTTTTACGTGGTTTTTTTGTAAGTGTTTTTACACTTGCCATAACTGTCTCCCTGACTGTTTATACCTTATGATAACATCTTTTACTTATTTGTCAAGTGAGAAGATCCAGCTAAATATACGTATGCCACGATTAAGTTTATACAAACCGACGAAAACAAATGATTATCACTACATGGATCGCAATATCCGTGAGCAGTTTAGCATTGGTGGCACCGGAGTACATGTACACAAATACATAGGTCCAGCAGTAACCAATGACAAAAATGATCCCAGTCAACCAAACTATATCGAAGGCAGAGAAATAGATCCACTGAGTGGAGAAGTAATTAATGTAGAAGGCATAATAAACGAAACCAAAGTGCAAGACTTGCTGTTTATGGAAAACAGAGATCGCAAGTATGATAAAGATATCTATGAACTACGTGGCGTATATAACGTTCAAGATACAGACTTTGATTTAACACAGTTTGGACTTTTTCTAAGCAACGATATGCTGTACATGACATTTCATATGAATGAAATGGTAGAAATCATGGGCAGACGTTTAATGCCTGGTGACGTATTAGAACTTCCACATCTCAGAGATGCACTATTACTCAGTGCAGATAAAAATGCTATTAACAAATACTATGTAGTAAATGATGCCAACAGAGGTGCAGAAGGGTTTAGTCAAACCTGGTATCCACATATTTGGCGTGTAAAACTAAGTCCGCTAACAGACAGCCAGGAATACTACGATATACTTGGCGATAGCAAAGATGAAAACAGTCTTAAGAATGATATTAGCACATACAAAGCAGAATACAATATCAGTGATGCAATTGTTGAAGCTGCTGACGCTGAAGATCCTACAGGTACAAGCCTAGTAGATCATCTGTTTGGTTACGATTACGCAACCAGCGGTGGTATTGTAAACAAAGACAACACATATACACATGGTGAAAACATCAACAGTGGAGATCAGTTTCCAAGTAGTCCAAATCAAGGAGATTACTTTATTAGAACAGACTTTAGTCCTGCTAGAATGTTTGTAAGACGTGGCAATAAATGGCACAGATTGTATGATAATGTTACTGATCAAACTTGGACAGATAAAACTTATAATGCTAGTGATTATATTTTTGAAAAAGGAACTAGTGTTTTCACTGACCGAGAATTTAATGCACAACAACCGATGAGTAATGTTGTGCCAGCAAAACCAGACAATGAATTAGGAACAGGCAACTATGTAGCCACAGGATATGTAGAAGACGGTTATGTAGCTTCGTAAGGAAAGAAAAATGACAATAGTAAAAAGATTAGTAAAAGGAAGTGAACTTACACATTCAGAACTAGACGGTAACTTTACTGACTTAGATGATAGAGTTAGCACACTCGAAGGCAGTGGCGGAGCTTCAATATCACTGACTAGTTTAAGTGTAGGCTCGCCAGCAAGTGCAAGCGGTTCAGGAAATTTATCATATGATAATACAACCGGTGTGTTTACGTATACGCCACCTGATCTAAGCAGTTTTGCTACTAGTGCATTAGAGAATGTAGTAGAAGATACAACACCACAACTTGGCGGAGACCTAGATACCAATGGCAACAAAATTACTTTTGCAGATTCAGTAAATGCAGAGTTTGGTGATGCCGGTGATCTAAAGATATTCCACAATGGAACCCATTCAATAGTAAGAGAAACAGGAACCGGAAGTCTTTATCTTCAAAGTGACAACAATGTTATACTTTCTAAGGATACTGGTACAGAAATTATGGTAAAGGGTATTGCTGACGGAGCCGTAGAACTTTATCACGATAATGTTAAAAAGTTAGAAACTACAGCAGACGGTATTATTACTACTGGAAAAATTCTATATTCAAATATGTATAGCCAATTATCTGATTTGCCAAGTGCTACAACCTATCACGGTATGTTTGCTCATGTTCATGCAACAGGAAAAGCATATTATGCTCATGGCGGTAACTGGATCGAGCTTGCTAATCAAGCAGATATTGGTGGTGGCGGTGGTGGCGCCAGTGTAACTGTACAAGATGATGCTCCAACCAATCCAGCACCAACACAAGGTGATTTATGGTGGGAAAGTGATGTAGGTAGACTTAAAATTTACTACAGTGGTGCTTGGGTAGACGCTAGTCCAAGTGGTAGTGGCGGTGGTGGTGTCACTAACATGGCTTCACTAACAGATGTTGACAGTGTTGACACAGTAGCAGCTGGTGACTTTTTACTGTATGATGGCAGTTCAAGTGAATACAAATTTGTTGCTTTTGAAGCAGAAGTAAACGGTTTGATTGACAGTAGAACAGGCGGCTCAGGACACATTAGTACACAATCGCAATATGCAGGTATAATAACAACAGATGCCGCAGATCCAACAGACACAGCACATCATGTATTAAGCAACACTGGTACACCAAGTATACACACCGCAAGTACAGCATGGTACTACGGTGACGTAGTAAGTGATCCAGGAAATCCAACAACTACTGTAGTGTTGGATATTGACCAACAGAGATTTACAGGTGCTGTTCAATCAGACAATATAAGCCTTGGATCACCTGGCAGTTTTACTGCTCAAGCTGGTGCAAGTGTTGATTTACAAGGTACAACAGTCCACTTTGGTAGTGCAACTATTGCTGGCGGAAATGCATTTGATCCTGTGATTAATACGCATCTATGGTCAGGCTCTACACAACCAACAAACGGATATGTATTGAGTTGGAACACAGCTCTACTTAGCGGTAATGGTGATTACGAATGGATTGCACAAGGTGGTAGCACATGGGCCACACTAGGTGATAAAGATGGTGCCAATGGACCAACTGATGTTGTGCTTGGTAGAAACGCTGTAGGAAATAGTATATATTCTTTATCAATAGGAAATGCGGCAATTTCAAACACTTATGGTGTAGCTATTGGTATGGAAACACAAGCCGCAACTTATGATATCAATGTTGGTGCTTTTTCCGGTAAAAATCATGTAACAACAGATCATGGATATAGAGTTGCTGTAGGTGCTTTTGCACAACAAAATGCTAATCCAGGAGATGAAACAGGTGTAGGTGCAATAGCTGTTGGTACTCTAGCTGGTGACGCCAATCAAGGAGCAAATGCAGTTGCTATAGGTCGTTACGCAGGTAGAAACAATCAAGCCGCACAGAGCATTGTACTTAATGCTACAGGTGCAGACTTAGAAAATGTAACACCAGATAGTTTCGTTGTAAAACCAATTAGACAACAAGCACAAGCACAAGCATTGTTTTACGATCCTGCATCAGGTGAGGTCACATATGATGCTGCTGGAGGTGGTGGTGGACTTGCCAATGTAGTAGACGACACAACTCCACAACTTGGTGGCGATTTAGATTTAAACAACAATAACATAACAGGTGCTGGTGATATTTTAATCAACACTAACAAGTTTACAGTTGCAAGTGCAACAGGTAATACTGTTATAGCTGGTACACTTAATGTAGCTCTCTCAAGTGACTTAGATGCTACTTCAATTCACAATACTAATTATCAAAATGCAGTTGCGTTATCTGTATCTGCTCACGCAAGTCAAAGTAGCGATACTTTTACTGTCACAGGATCATCTGGTTCCGTTGGTTTAAGTGTCAATGCTGCTGGTGATGAAACACTTATTAAAGGTAATTTAAAAGTACAAAACATTCAAGAAGAGTTTACTACTCTAACAGGTGCTACTGGAACAGTAACACACAATTGCGACCTACAAAATATATTTTATCATACTTCGCCAGCTGCAGACTTTACAGTCAACATAACCAACTTAACACTTGTAAGTAACTGTGCTACCACTGTATCACTTGTAATTTCCCAAGGTGCTTCACCATATATTCCAACAGCGGTACAAATTGGTGGTGTAGCACAGACACTGAATTGGCAAGGTGGTAGTCCTCCAAGTGGAACAGTTAATGGTACTGATGTTGTATCATTAAGTATATTAAATGATGCTGGCACATACGTTGTGCTCGGACAATTGGTAGGATTTGGTTAATGCCTTTCTTTAGTGCTTTCACAGGATCATTTGCATACGGAAGAAGAGCAAGTGCTTTTAGAAGGGTGTGGAATCCTAGTACAGATATAACTCCTGCGATATGGTTAGATGCTAGTGATGCCAGTAGTTATACACTGGTTAATACAAAAACTGTAAACACTATTACTGACAAGGCAGGCAATGCCACTTTCATACCAAATGATGTATGGGGAGGTGGATATGGTGGCACTTTAAATGGTTTAAACACTTTTATGTCCGTGTATAGTACTTCTAATATCATTTCTTCCAACGAGGTTGCACAAGCAGACGCACAAGGCAATCATTGGGCAATTGGAGTTTTCTACTGGAACGATATCAACGACTCACAGGATAGTTTGTGGAGTGTAGAAAACAACACAGTGTCAGTGACAAGCAAAAGAGATTATGCTATCAGTGCAGGTAACACCAGCCAGTTTGATGGGGAGTTGGATTTAGATGGTTTGAGTTCAAACAGGATATCATCAACTATAGGCAACTTACAAACATTTGACTCAGGTATTACACAATACACTTGGGTAATAATAACTGCTATATTCAATAAAACAGGCAATCAGATTGCTGTAAGAGTAGATGGAGCAAATGCGTTTACACCTGTGAATGACTATGATAACGCACTAAACACTAATATGGATTTGCGATTCTTCCGTAACAGAGCCAACGAATCAATGAGCGGTAGGTTAGCGGAGTTTTTCTCAGTAGCAGACGTTCCAGGTACAGGCGGCACAGACATTTCAGATGTAGAAGCAGCAGAAGGATATCTAGCTTGGAAATGGGGGCTTACAGCTAGTTTACCTTTGGACCATCCGTATAAAACAAAAGGTCCTGCTACAATAGCTAATTACAATCCTGGCGGTGGCGGTGGCGCATCATTTACATGGGGCGGTGACAGAGGTATTATTGCAGGTGGTGGCACAGGAGGCTCAAACGTGATTTGGTATTATGATATTACTGCCAACTCTTCTACATCGGATTTTGGTGACTTGACTGCTGCCAAAAGATGGTTGATTGGCGGCTGTTCTAATGCGACTCGAGGTGTAATCATGGGAGGTTTTACTTCCATAAGAATTAACAATATGGATTATATAACTATTGCAACACCGGGTAACGCACTTGACTTTGGCGATTTAACATCAGCACGTGATGAAACAGCCGCAGCATCTAATGGAACATATGGATTAGCCGCAGCTGGTAATGCAGGAGGTTATACAAACACCATAGATTATATAACTATTGCAACCACTGGAAATGCCACAGACTTTGGCGATATTTCTCAAACTATAGAAGGGATAGCTCCGGCAAGTGATGCAACATATATTCTATTTGCAGGTGGTAATGGACCATTAAATAATATTGAGTATGTTACCGCAGATACCCCTGGTAATTCTCAAGACTTTGGCGATCTTAACAACCAGACAGATGGTGCAACAGGTTTGTCAGATGCTACAAGAAGTGTTTTTGCAGGTGGACTTGGTTCACCAACATATCTAAACAATATTGACTATGTAACAACTGCAACCCCTGGTAATGCTACAGACTTTGGTGATTTGACATCTGCTAGAAGATTTATGTCATCTGCTTCAAATGGTACTGTAGGTGTTTGGGCAGGTGGTTTTGACGATAGCATTCTCAAGAGTACTAATAAGATAACTATCCAAACAGCTGCTAATGCAACAAGTTTTGGAGATATATCTTCAGGTGTATGGAATAGTGCAGGATTAGCAGGTAACGCATCTTAACAACAGATAAATAATTATATTAGCAGTTAATGGAGTTAATATATGTCTGATGAAAAATCTACTCAAATAGTTAGTCAGGATCGTATTACTTTTAGCATGCCTACAGTAACCAACGGCGTGATCAATAAAAATGCAGTAGCAAAAGTAAACGAATTTTTACCAGAGCTAGACAGTAAAACCAAATACTTTGATCGTAACAACACACAAACAACACTGAGCATGATGAGTATCACTATGCTCAATGGACAAAGTCCAATGCGTATGATGCGACAAGTTATGGCTGAAGTTGAAAAACGTAAACTGGCACTAGCAGAAGCACAAGTAAACCATGCTGAAAAACTTGAAGAAATAAAAAAACTAGAACAACAAATAGACGAAGATCCAGACAATAACGTATTACAAGCAAAACTAAGACTTGCATATGTTAGTATTACCACACTTGAAAGTAAAATAAATGGCAGTTTCAAAGATATTGCTACACTGATTGACAGTTACAATGCTATCAAAGAAAAAAATGGCATTGACGAGTGGGATGAAGAAGCATTTGAGCGTGAAGAAAAACGTCACCATGTTCGCAGAGGTTTTGAACTAATGTATAGAAACTTGATGGATGGAGGTCGTGCAAGCACTGCAACCATCGAATACATGCAACAATACGGTATACACCCTCAACTAGGACTAGCAGAAGTACAAGCGTACTTAAACTATGCTACAGATCAATTGAGAAATAATGTTAAATTACACAGCAACGATTTAGAAGAGTTCCTAGATCAAATGGCAGACAAGTACTACGAAGCGGCAGATATTACCAGTGAAAGAATATATGGGAAGAAAGACATTTTCAACACAGATTACATGAATCAGTTAGAAGACAAATCCTCATAAATACACTGAGAGGATACAAGCATGGCAATTACATTTCCAACAAGCCCAAGTTTAAATGATACACACACTGTGGGCAACATAACATGGACCTGGAATGGTTCGAGTTGGACAGCCGCACAAGCAGGATCAACTTACGGCGATACAAACGTTGCAACGTATTTAAATGGTAACTTAGACACACATATTCTGCCAGATACTAATTCAACATACGATATTGGTAGTGCTGAATACAAAATACGTCATTTGTTTCTAAGTGATAATAGTTTAAAATTTGTCGACGAAACTAACACAGAATTTTCATTAGGTGCACCTGGCGGTGTACTTACTTTTAATGGTGAAGCTGTAGGCGGAGGCGGTGGTGGAGGTCTAAAAAGCAGAAGCATAGTCACAGGCAATACTAATAGTTTGGCAGATGCGGCAGAAGCAGACTTAGACATCACAGGATTCAAAGCATACGCACTACTGGCTATCACAACAGATAGAGCGGCTCGTGTGAGATTGTATGTTAGTGCCGCAACAAGAACAGCAGATGCCTCAAGAGCAGAAGGTGTTGATCCTACTTCAGACGCAGGACTAATAGCAGAAGTTATCACCACAGGTGCAGACACAGTTATTATATCACCAGGTGCTTATGGATTCAACTTAGAAAGTTCACCAACAACAACTATACCTTGTAGGGTAACAAACAAAAGCGGTGGTACTGCCACAGTGCAGATAACTCTAAACGTACTGCAACTGGAGGCGTAAAATGGAGTTATTCCAAGTCACACTGAAAAAAGGTGAAGACATTGACGCTTTTTACGATGATATGGAAACACCAGGTGGTGCTCTACACATTCCAGACAGGAGTGTTGACTGTGAGGACAGACGACCAACTTCAAGAACCACAGGCTATATGCTCACAATGGAAGAAGCACAAACGGTTGCGGCTGACGATCGTGTGCAACAGGTTATGCCACAATCAGTTTTAGATAGAGATATCACAATCTCAGAATCAACTTACACAGGTAGATTTGACAAAAGTCCTGCTGGTTCTGCCACAGGTACACAAACATTCACAAGGGCAGACGGCACAGGTCCAGCAATAAACTATTCGGTTAGCCACAGAAGTTGGGGACTATTGAGACACATAGAAAGCACCAACAGATCAGGTTGGGGTAGTGATGCTACAGGTTCAGATAGATATGTTGATACCAGCGTGACATATAGTGCAAGTGGTAAGAATGTGGATGTGATCATAGTGGACCAGCACACTTGGTATGACCACGAAGATTTTTTTAGTAGAGCAGTGGACTACAACTGGGGACAACACTACAACACAATCACAGGTGGCACAAACTACACCTACACCTTTGCGGCGGCAAGAGCCGCAGATGCACAAGAAGTAAACAGTCATCCAACGGCGTGTGCTAGTTATGCCGCCGGAACACTATACGGACCTGCCAACAGTGCTAACGTGTATCAGTATAGCCTCAGAGCCGAACGTAATTTAAGTGGTGGCAATACTACAGACAGAACTTTTGCATACATTAGAGAGTTTCATAGAACCAAAGCAATAAATCCAGCAACAGGTAGAAAAAATCCTACTATTGTGAGTGTGAGTTTAGGAACAGTGAACAATCTCACCGGAGCCGCTTGGGCTCACTTCCAAGGCGTGGATCTTGACAAAGGATCAGGCAACAATCTCACTGCCGCTGAACTACACGCAAGAGGTATATATGCATCAGATGAAGACTTTGTGAGCAACACCAACTTCCAAGTAAACAGTCCTTCAGTGGATAGCGATATAGAAGATGCCATCGCCGAAGGTATTATCGTGACCATCTCCGCGGGCAACAAAAACAGATACATTGATGTGCCAGGCGGCGACAACTGGGACAACTATCTTGTTCAGACTGCGGCTTATGTGAACAAAGATTATGAGTTTCCGTCTGGTAGTGGAACCTTTCCATTTAGAGATTACTATCACAGAGGTGACAAATATTATCAGAGTGGTGCTATCAGCGTAGGTGCTTTTAGCAACCACACAGACCAAGGAAAATGCGACTTCAGCAACTGGGGTCCGGGCATAGATGTCTATGCCGCAGGAGAAACAATAATATCCGCTTGGGAAAACAGTGAGATTGCGTATGGCATTCCTTATCCAGGACAGGAAGCAAACCAACCAAACTGGGACACTATTAGTTTTAGTCAAGGCACAAGTTTTAGTGCGCCGTTCGTAGCAGGATTGTTGGCTTGTTTGGCAGAAGTATATCCAACACTCACACAAGCACAGGCAAGAACATGGTTGCGTGACAATGCTGTCACGGGCTTGATGCAGGACACAGCAGACGCAATCACTGTAGATGTAAACACAAGAGTAAGCATAGACGGTTCAGACATTGATAGAATAGCACTGTGGAAGAATCACAGAGCAACATCAGGTAATATGGCGTTTAACACCTACAACAAAGACGTAAACAATCGTCCTACAAGCGGATTAATGTATCCTCGAGTTAGAACACGCAGGCATGGGTAAATACTAGTATGGCATATGAAAATTCAAAAATAACAGCAGTACCTTACTTCTACGACAAACAACTGCGCAAGTACATTCAGCAGTTTATTCGTATCTTTGCAGGCTTTCAAGTTGCTATGCATATCAATGAAGAAGGTGAAGTTGTTTATCAAACTGTGCCTGTGCGCTATGGTGATGTTAGCAGAATGGCTGCACACATTGTTCGTGAGAACAGTGAAAACATGTTACAAACCACACCATTTATCAGTTGTCATGTAACAGGATTAGAAGTAACTCCTGAACGTAGAACTTATCCACAGTATGAAGAAACAATGCCTGTGTATGAGAAAAAATACAATGAAGCAACCAACAGTTATGAAAATGAAATTGGACAGCAATATGCTGTAAAGAGACATCAACCTGTACCTTACAATTTAACAATGCAAGTTGATTTGTGGACATCTAACACAGAACAAAAATTGCAAATATTAGAACAAATACTGGTGTTGTTTAATCCAACACTTAACATACACACAAATAACAATCCACTGGATTGGAGTACACTGAGTTATGTAGAATTAATTAGCAGTACATGGAGTATGAGAGCAATACCCAGTGGTGTTGATGACATTATTGATATTAGCACACTGACCTTTACAGTACCTGTACTAATTAATCCTCCAGCTAAAGTAATTCGTAACACAGTTATTCACACAATTATTGACAATATTGAAGAAGTTGATGATACACAACTCGCTAACCTACGTGCAGGAAACAATTATACACCGCTGTTTACAAGTTTCAAAGTTGTAACACTAGAACAGTTCAAAATGAAATTTGAAATAGACAGTGCAGGAAATGCTACTGCCCAACTGCTCAATCAAAATGGCAGTAACTTAGACACTGCTGGAAATATTTTAAGTTGGGCTACTACGCTTAAAAACTTTGGTGAAGTAAGAGATGATGTAAGTCAAATAAGATTGAAACAAACAACTGATCCTGCCGACACAACAGGAGATATAGTAGGCACTGTGAGTGCAGGTGGCAATCCAAATATTTTAGATGTAACAATCGATACCAACACACTACCAAGCAATACGCAAGGTGTTGTTGATGCAGTTATAAATCCACAAACAAATACACCAGGAGATGGAACACTGTCAGCAGCATCAAACGGAGATAGATATCTAATAACTGCTGATATTGCAGGAGGAACTGGTTGGCTTGGAAGCACTGCTAAGAAAAATGATATAATCCAATACGACAGTGGAGGTTCGCAATGGAATATTGTATTTGATGCTAGTAGTGGTTCTAGTCCACAAATTATAACCAACAATACAACACAAGATAAACTAAAATGGAACGGCACAAATTGGGTTAATGCATTTGAAGGCACATACAACCCTGGATTTTGGCGTCTATACATATAATGATACAAGCAAGCGGATGTTGTTTTCTTGCCCTCGACACGGGCAGAATCATGCTACAACAAAGAAGTAAAAATTCAAGTCATCCACTCACGTGGAGTTTTTGGGGTGGTAAATCACACAAACGTGAACGTCCTATAGAAACACTAATCAGAGAATGCAAAGAAGAAATAGGTATACTTCCTGACATAGGCAAAGTACATCCTATTAATACTTTTATCAGCAACGATAAAAAGTTTACATACAATGCTTTTTGTGTTACAGTATTTGAAGAGTTTATTCCTAGTTGTAATCACGAAAGCAGTGGATACGCTTGGGTTGGAATACACTGTTGGCCCAAACCTTTACACAGAGGTGCTAAACTTGTTTTGACAGATAAGAAATTAATTGAAAAAATACAAACTATCTATAATAGGGAAAAAGACCATTTAGATTTACCAAATTGGTTAGATAGTTTTTAATCAATATTACCATCATCATCTGGCTGAGCACCGACAATTGTTGTTGTGGGCCAAGTAATATCCCAAGGGTTTGATTGAGTTTGCGGAAGTTGTCTTAGTTCTTCCATGTAACGATCTATTTCAGCCAAGTCATCTGTGTTGGGTATTCCTTGTCTTGTTTCGCTTAAATTTCTAGTGACTCGCCAATCAAATTTTTCTAAACGTTCATTTCTCTGATTTCTAATATTTTCCCACTTTTCCACTCTATCACTGGTTGTGTAATCTATTACTTGCCAGTCATCACCGGCCCATTCAATATATTGATCTGAATTATAACTTGGTTTGTCTGGAGCGATAACCCATCCTGCATCAGCTATTTGTTCTTGTGTGAAAGTTTCTCTGCCTGTAATTGTTGATCCATCGCTAAGTCTAATTCTATCAGGAAGATCAACTGGATATTCACCGTTTAATGAATATTGTTTGGTTAGGTCAACTGTCATGATTATTCTCCTGTTGTGCTAGATATTGTTCTTCTGTAAGTCTATCTGCTCCGTCGTGCCATAAATCGTTCCACTCAGTAGCAACTTCTGATTCAACCAATGGTGGCCAAGTAATATAATTAGGATCTTCTTGAAGTGTAATATCTCTCAATCCTTGCATATACTCGTCCAACTTTTCTATTCTGTCAGTAGGAGTTATTCCAAGACGTTGTTGGTTAAGATTTCTTCTCACTCTCCATTCTACATCTTTTAAAAGTTCATCTCTTTTTGTTCTAATTTGTGCCCAGTTCATATTAACTCCATTTTGTGTATAGTTGACCAATTAATGTCGACATATCTGTTGTGGTCCAATATTGATTCCAAATTGCAATTTCTCCAACGTCTACTGATCCATTTCCATTCCAATAAGCATTTTCAAATGCATAGGTACGTCTATTACCTGTAGTTTCTGTTCCGTAATATCTTGTTTGGGATTGAGTGCCGCTTCCTGTAACTATTGAAGCAGAGCCAAATTTATGGGCATATCTAATACTTGTTCCTTGAAATGACCACATATAAATATGTAAAGTTCCATTCGAAATGCCAGACTGTCCTGAAGGGGCTAGATAACCCGATGTAGATGTACTTGTGCCAGTATTTACAGTGCGATAATTCATACTACCACTTGTATTGTGAAAAACAACAGCTCCACTATATGTTCCGCCTCCACTCCAAGCACCTTGAACAACTCTGTTCCATCCACTTCTAACACTGATAGGTTTGATTACATATAATATTGTTATAGGAATACTACTGCTGGTTATGTCGGGCCATGCAGGACTACCATATGCTTGAGCTCCTGTGCCATTACTAGTACTGTCAGGTCTTCTCAGTGTTTTTAAACTACCAGACCCCATGGTTCCTACTGATGCTTCATAACTAGTACTAGTAGTAGTAAAAGTCATACTAGGTGTTGAACTAGCACTGCCTATACTTGTACCACTTGTGTTTGGTAAAGTTTGGTTAGTTGTGTATGTAGTACCAACACTAGAGCTCCACAAAGAAAAATCCCAATGAGCTGTTAGATTGCCATTTTGCGTAATTACTCCACTTGGCTCA